GGCATCCGACGACTCTACCGAAATGCCCAGCGATGCGAAGTTGGTGGTCATGTGCTCTCTCTCTGTTCCGCCATCACCCGCAGGGCTTCGTTTTCCATGTCACGGATATCGCGGAATATGCTTTGCCGCTCGCCGGCGGGTACGCCGCACAGCCGCATAACGCCAGGCAGAGCTCCGTAGTCCAGCCCTGTTGCACCGCACGCACCAACACGCCACTGAGTGGCCATTGCCTCGAAAACGGTGAAAGCCGACCAGCCATCAGGCCAGACACCGAACTCTTCGACCGGTACGTCCTTGCGCGACAAGCCGAACGCCGCCAGATCTGCATCTGACGGCCCCGGCTCGTAGAGAGCTCGCGCGGCGCTTAGGAGTTTCCCAGGCGGGCCTGGCTGAATGCTTCAGCGTGGGCCTGCAACACCGCGGTGGGCGTCGAGACAATCGAGCTGACAAGGATGCGGATGTTCTGGTCGGTAAACTCTTCTTCGAACCCCCAGCCGACTACCACAGCCTTGATCTGATCAACCTGCAGATCGATCTGGGCTGCGGTGAACTGTTTCAGGTCCATCGCCTCGACCTTCTGGCCCAACTCCTTGTTGCGCTCTCCCCATTCAGCGTAGAGCTCAGCAAGGGCGGTCCGATCGAGATACTTGAACTCGAACCCCACCTTCACCGGTTCACCACCCACCTGTGGGATCAATACGTCGGCCTTGAAGGTTGGGTTCTGGATCAGCGTGAACTTGGCCATGGGTTACACCGTCGCCGAGTAACGGGTTGGGCGACCAGTCAATGCAACGCTGATCACGCGAGTCATCAGGTTGTTGCGCGACATGGTCGGGGTCGCAGTGATCGACACGTAGCCGTTGTAGATGATTCGGTCGCCACCGGGCAGGTTCAGGACCAATGCCCGAGGCTGCTTGTCGTCGTCCGCTTCCTCGCAGACAGCCACATACGGCTTCGACGCATCGTCGGCCACCGTAATGGTGACGGTGATCGGGTTCTTGGTGGTCGGCATCTGCCGGTCGTCATCGTCGGCCAGGAAGCCGTAGGTCAGGAACTGCTGGTCGCCACCGCTCGATGCGAGTTCGGTGATCTGCGAGATCTCGGTGAAGGTGGTCACCTCGCGAACGGAGCCAATGCCGGAACCGGCCGGGTACTGTTGGGCATTGGTGGTGTTGATGCCGCCCAGTGCGAAGGTGCCACTGGTGATCTCGCCGACTTTCACGGCGCGCTCGTTGAGTCGGGTCCAGCCGGAGCTGACCACAATGATATCGCCCTCGGCCAGGCCATGGGCGGCCGCGGTGGCGACGGCAGGTTTTGCATTGGTGAGCGCGGTGAACGGAATCGCAGTGCCGTAGGCAGAAGCGATTTCGAAGGTAGCGCCGTTGGGCATTTTGATGCCGGCCATGGGGGTTTTCCTCGTTGCAGAAATGACAAAACCCGCTCAATGGCGGGTTCAGTGGTTTTGCCCAATGGGCGGAATCAGTCGGTGTCAGCGCGGTACTGGAAGGACACTGGCACCGTATAGGTGGTGTCACCCAGAATGCCTGGGCCCTGGTCTGGCGGTGTCAGGATCACTACGGTCAGGCCGCTTTTCGTGTTGCGCTCGTACAGCGGGAACAGTGCAGTGATCTCGTCGGCCAGGGTGCCGGCCGGCCCGCGGTACCCGCCGGCCGGAGTCACGATGCTGACCTGAAAGACACCGGTATACAGCCGATGGTCGCCGCCCAGAGTGTTGCTCGCGGTGTCGGCCGGCAGCGTGAAGGCCCGGAGGTATGTTTCGCCGTCCTTCGGCGCATAGGCCTCGTTCTCGACCACCACCTTCAGCGGTACAGACCTGGCTTTCGCCCAGGCGATTACCCGGGCCTCGTAGATCGAGGCAATGATGTTGTGGCTCATACCTGGTTATTCCTGATGGCTTCGTCGACGATCTGCTGGAACCTGGTCAACGTGATACGGACCATGCCACCGGGGGCCTGTTTGGAGTTCCCGTACTCGAGCGGGATACCATAGGGCAGATTGTTCACGATGTAGGCCGTCTGGCCAGCAGTCAGCGACTGCACCTGGGTGCGCAAGACCGCGATGGTGACACTGCCCGAAGGGTCGACCTGATCCAGTACCCCGTCCGCCGGCGCGTCGACGCTGAACTGCCAGTTCCCCCGGAACCGCCCGCCAACATAGTCCTTGCCGGCCACCAGCCCGTTCACGTTGAAGTTCTGGTCACGCTCAGCCTTCGTCAGCGGCTTAGCGTACTTCACGCCGCGCTTCAGCTTCCCTACCTTGGTGAAGTTGCTTTCGTCCAGATTGATCAGCGTATTGCGGATGGCCACCTTGAAGTCATAGCCATCGGCGGCCCTCGTGTTGGCCTGGCGGTGCACGACGTTGGCCGCCCATATCTCAGGGTTACCCACGGGCGACATGCGGATCACGCTGCTGCCGATCTCGATGACGATTTCGCGGAAGGTCGCATCAATGCCCTGAGCAGCTTGCTCGGCGAACTGCCGGATATTCTCCGCGAAGCTGCCGTTCATACCCGCATAGCGGCTCATGACCGCACCTGAAGCTCGTACAGGAGCGGAGTGCCGGCCGGATTGATCTCTTTCAGTGGGGGCACGATGGACCAGGTGCGCCCCTGGACAATTACCTTGTTCAACAGGTCAGGAGCCCACTCGAGCCCCTGCGCGGCGATCTTGAGCTTCTTGTCGCCCTGCCGGATGAGGCTGTTGTTTTGAAATTCTTGGCCGGTGAAGTCGAGCAAGATGCCTTGGGCGATCTGTTCGATGGTCGCGCCCGGCGCTTCCCCGCCCGTCTCAGGGTCGTACTCGCCCGGCTCCGTCTTGCTGATGGTCACGGGCTGGCCGAACTCTGTGATCATCTCCAGAGCCATCTCGGCCATTTCGTCGTAGAAGGCCATGGTGGCTCCAGATGTGAAAAACCCAGCGCGGTGGCTGGGCTGAAAGTTACTCGCTGTAGGGGGAGCTGTTGAACTCTCGCCGCTTTGTCTCCCACACCTTTGTCATCTCGTCTGCATAGCTCGCAGCCACTTTCACAGGTGACTCATTCGGAATTGAGCTGCCTTTAGCAGCCAAAACTCCATTCAATGCACTTTCGGCAAAACGAGTCCAAGCTTCCAACTTCGTCACTCTAAGCACCTCTTTTCTCGGGGCGAGGGCACGACGCTACCATTACGCCCTGACAGCAAACAACCCGCGCCGCTGCAAGTAGTCAGCAAACTGCGTAGCACTCGGCCGGTCCGGCGCCGCCGGTAGCAGACGGTTACTAGTGCTGGGAATTACCGCGTACTGCCGAGTGACGGCACCCTCAACTCGATCCAGCAAGACGGCGCCTTTGCGTTTCTCCACCGGGTCAATGTCGTCCTGATGGATCTCGGCGGCCAGGGCCATCTGGCCATACTGGATTCGTGCCGGCAGGTAATTGTCGGGCTTGATCTGGCTATCCAGCTCAACCCCGCGGCGCGGCCATGCCAGCGCCTGGTCGCCTGAAGTCCTCTGCCCTTTCCAGGTCATGCCATCCATAGCCAGAGCGGCCCGGCGCAGCAGCGCCTCCTGCGCTGGAACGTCAGCCGGGATGACCACACCAAACTTCACCGCGTAAAGGGCCAGATCCTCGGCACTCGCGTAGCTTTCTGCGTCCGGCCTGCCGGTACCACCGTCGACGATCAGAGTCATGAATCAGCTCGCTGGAATGAGTTTCAGGATTTCGACTTTGGGGGCCTTCGGATCGAATTCGATGCCTTGAGCCAACAACCAATCACGCAGGTCTGCCACCCCCATTTTGGCCGGGTCAGTCTCGACAATGCCGCCCGTGGCATCGATGACATCCACCTCAACCTTCGCAGCTTTGTAGGCATCAACCACGATCGGCCAGTCACCCATCACGATCACCTTGGCCACACCAGATTCTGGGCGCTCAAAGTACTCAGGATTGCGGTAGCGCTTGTCCGGATCGAAGTCCGTCTTTTGAGAAGAGTAAGTCAGTTCCATGGAGTTCTCCAAAGTGGCCCATGTAGACCACTTGCTGCGATGGGCCGATTAGGGCGCGGACAGATCGATCAGGACGCCAGCAGTGACCTTGTCGCTGGTGGCGTACTTGGCCCAGTTGGCTCCGGTACCGATTGCTGCCAGATTCGGGTTCACACCTCCTGCGGAGTCCTTCCAGCTGTAGCCCAACATATCCAGGTTGAAGGTACCCTCGGCGCGGAAGCCCATCGCCAAGTTCTCCTGGGTGTTGATCGGGTACGAGCGGAAGCCTGGGGCCTGCGACTCGGTGATTTTGATCGCCCCCGCCTGCAGGCCGAAGATGGTTTCCGCCGGGATGGTGTCCGATACCAGGACCGGCTTGCCCATGGTGCCCGGCTGGCCACCGTAGATCACGACGCCAGCCTCTTCGTAGACCTTCTCGGTGATGGCCTGGTCGACCATGTCGAAGTAGGTCGCCGAATCCATGGTCCAGAGCGCGATGCGACCGAAGCGGTCACCGAACTTGCGCATACCCTTGGTCAGCGCCTTCTTGCCATCAGTAGCAAAGCTGGCCTTGGCGACCATGTTGGCGTTGGCGCCGATGGCAGCCTTGAGCGCAGCCATGGCGTACTGGATGTAGCCCTCCAACACCGCATCGGCATAGTCCTGGCCGACCAGTTCAGAGAACTCTTCCGGCGAACGCGCTCGACGCTTGAATGCCTCCTCGGTGGTTTCGTAAGGGCCGTACTTGAACGGCACCTTTACACCGACCATCTCGCCGGAGCCGATCTTTTGACCGGCAACAGCACCGGTCGAATTAACGTCGCGGTGAGCAATCGAACCGCCGAGTTTGTAGAACGAGCGCTTGCGCAGGTCGCCTTCGATCAGCTCGTTATCGAGAATCAGCGCGCCGTTCGAAGAGGTGTTGAAGATGTCGATCACATCCTGGATGCGCTCCAGGTAGGCGGTTTGGGCAAGATCGTTGTAAACGATCATGTCCGAGTTGACGGTAGTCGGCATGGGTTACTCCATTATTTGGGCAATTTCAGGTATGCGTCCTGGCCGTTTGCAGTGATGAACTCACGCTTGGCGACAGAGGACATTTCGGAACGTTTCAGAGCGGCCCCACCGCCATTTCCAGCACCGCCGGCCCCGCCGCCAGATGCCTTGCTACCTGCGATCAGCGGGCCGAACGCAGGGTCTTTCATGAATTCACTTTTCAGCTCGTCCAGCGTGGTCGCGGAGAGCTTGCCGGCCTGGTCCAGCACAACAACGGCGGGCTTGCCGTCGCGCTGCTCGACGCTCAGGCGGCGCTCGATGTGAGGGAGCAATGCCTTGGCGCTGCCCGGGATGGCCAAGGTGGTCGCGATCTCGGTCGCAGTTCGCCCCACGGTCAGATCCCGGATCTGGCCCTGCAGTGCGTTGCGCTCCGACTCCAGCTGGCCGGCCAGCTCAGCCTCGCGGCGGCTGTACTTCTCGGACCAGGACTTTTCGAGCTCTTCGACGTTGCCGGACTTGCGCAGCGCTTCTTCGCGCTCCAGGCGTGCCTGTTCTTCGGCATCCTTGCGTGCCTTGTCGGCCGCCTTCTTCTCGTCCAACAGCTCCTGAACCTTGGATTTCAAGCCCGAGACATCCTCAGGCTGTGGCAGGCCTTCGATGCCAAGCACGAATTTACCGTCTTTTTCGGTGTATAGCGGGCGCACGGTTTCGTCGACACCATCCAGGCTGTCCAGTTGGAATTTCAGCATTGGTTGTCTCCCAGAGACGTAGGTGCAGGCCCTGCCTGCGGGCATAAAAAAACCCGGCTAATGCCGGGCCTGTTCGTTGGGTATGGAAAACTTTACCGAATATCTTCTAGCCTTGCGGGAAGATGTGGTGCGTGTGTTCGCCCTTGAATTTGATATACAAGACAGCTTCGCCATTTATCTCCACAGAGCGCCCTGGGACCCAGTTTTTCGTAATCCCGGCCCCAGAACCCATAACTGTCCGATAGAGCAATTGCGCCTGTTCATCAGTTAGCTCGTAGACATTATGAGTACCCTGCGCATAATTTTTTTCCAGTTGTTCTGGTGCTTGCTTGCCAAGACAAACGGCTACTGGCTCAAGACGGTCTGGCAAGTTGAACGGGTTTGACATAAACAGCCCTCACTCGTGATCCGAAACAGAAACAATAGAGGGCTTAATCAATCTAAGCCAGCTCGCTCAAATGCCATGGGCTCTAGAGTCTTCATCTGTACGAGGGTCAGAGGTTTGAAATTGCGATCAAGCTGCAGCTCAGAGAACCGTTCGATACTCAGGCCTCCTTCGCGGAGCAGCTTGGCGCGGACAGGGCCAATCGCTTTTCCCTGAAAAGCCGCTGGCTGCTGCTTAAGCCAGTCGTAATAGCTGAGATCTGCCCTCACTTGCTGTGGGCCATTTTCGCCGATGGATGCCCGCGTGGCACCCTCGGCGAACAGCTTGCTGAATCTGGTCACCGCCACCACCGTCGAACGACAGTTGATGTGGATCGGCGGCCTCGGCCCCTCGGTCAGCTTGAACCGTTGCTTGTCGAGCGTTCGGCATTGGGTCGTGGTCTTCGTATCCAGGGTGCTGACCCACTCCACCGACTGGACGACATCGGAGTTCTCTTTCAGCGTCTCCATGCGTGCCTGAGTGGCGACGTGCTGAACCGCCGTCCGCACCACTGCGCCGGCGTTTCGATTGGTTGTGGCTAGGATGCCGTCGTTGTAGTTGAGCGCCTTGGTCCCGCGGATGTTCTTTATGATCTGGAAATTCGTCTGGCCTTCGAAAAAGCCCTTCCGGATCGCGCCAGTGATGCGCTGCCGTTCGGTAGAGGTAAAGCCATCGATGAACGTCTTGAGCAGCTTCCCGCCATCCGCACCGCGCACGCTGAGCGGATTGGTGAGAATGGCAGCCCTGATCACCGCAGCACCTGGGACCGCAGCCTCAAAGGACACGACTACAGGCGCCGCCCGGGTCAGGCTGGTAGCCTCGAACTGCGCCTCATAGTTGGCGATATCGACCAGGTCCAGGTTTAGCTTCTCGCTGTACCGGTCGAAGATGCCCAGCAGCAAGCTGTCGACCTCCTGCAGCAACACCTCAAGACGCCGGGCGGTGTACTCGGTGAGATCAGCACGGACCAGGCGTTCACGGATCGACCTGTCGATCTCCTTGAGGAAGGGGCCGAATTTCTCGACCTCTCCCGACTTCAACTGCTCCAGGAAGACAGCGTGCCGAATGGTGGCGTCAAGGATTGCTTGGTTTGCCGCCATTGCTGTTCGCTCCAGTCAGATCGTCCAGTTGTGGGCCTGCGCCGGCCGTCTGCAGCTCATCGCGGATCTCATCGTCGGTCTTCTCCGGATTGATGACGCCACGGTCACGCAGGTACTGCCAGAAGTCTGCCTCGGGCAGCCTGCCGCCCTGCACAGCATTGAAGAGTGCGGCGAGGATGGCAGGATCCAGACTGATCTGTGTGAAGTCCTGGTTGAGCTTGTAAAGCGACTCGCCAGTGGCGTTCAAGAACTCGCCCATCCATACCAGACACTGCGAATAGGCCTCGCTGACGTTGCTCACGATCAAGGACAGCACGCTGTGTTCGGCGGCACTGTCGTTGTCGGCCTGGGTGGCGGTCTTCACCGCGCTACCACGCTCGATCAACCTGGCGCCGAGTGCGATCAACTGATCCTCCTTGGTGTCCATGGCCTCCTTGATCATGGTATTGGCCTGCGCCTGGAGGATGCCGGCTGAGCCGTTCTGAGGCAGCGGCAAAATCGCCCGGGAGCCGAAGTAGATGCCCTTCTCCTCCAGCAGCTTCACCCACTGCTCGTCGAGCCCAGCCATGTACACCTGGGGCTGGCCCATCAGGTAAGCCGCATCCTCGTAGTCAGCACTGTTGCGGTAATGCCCGATGTTGATTTCAGCCATGTCGTAAAGCGGCGAATCATCAATGCTTGCGTCGTTGTTCTCGCTGCCCAGGAACTGGAACGGGATCACCTTCCAGGGCTGGCCAGCACCGTTCAGTGGAGTGAACGGCAGCACGACCACAGCAGCCTTGCCGGAGCCCTCCTCCCACACCTCCTGAGTGTACTTGCCCTCGGCATCCAGGCGCAGCACGCGATACTGGACGGCCTGCTCACTGCCGAAGCCGTCTTCGGTGTCGACATCGACCTCTTCGCGCAGCACCACCAGACTCAGCAGGTGCTGGCCACCGACCTTTCGGGTCTTCCAGTTGATGATCGCCTCCGCCGGGTAGCTGCTGATCGTCGCGCGCACCCGGCCTGATGCCATATCGGCAAGGCTCACCGCCTGACCATCAACTTGCGGGTAGTCCACCAGCAGGCCGTGACGGCCGACCTCAAGCAAGTGCCCGATCACCGACTGCGACTGCTGGTAGATGCTCACGCCCTGCCCGTCGACGTCCTTGGATACGTAGTCGAGCGCGCCCGGGATCGTCAGTGTCGGCCAGGTACGAAAGACCGCCCCCACCAAACTGTGTTTGGTCCGGCCGGTGGCGTTGTAGAAGACCGAGCGCCGCTTGTACCCGTCATAGCGCTCCCGGTTCTCTTTGCTCTTATCGTGAGCGTTTGGCCGCGGCAGATACCGCTCGCCAGCGGCCTTGATAGTCTCCGAGCCCTTGCAGACGTCGCGCACCAAGCGCCAGCGGTTTCGCGCCGCGTCGTACTCGGGGCGGGTGAAGGTGACGTCCGTCATCGGGCAAATCCCATATTCAGTGAGGTGACCGGCTTAACGATCGGGAACTCTTTGTGGATGAAGTACCCGCCGGCATCGTTGGCGTGGTCGTTACCTTGTGTCTTGTCTGGCTCGCCATTGGGCGCCCACACCTGCTGCTCCAGTCCGTCGGCATAGGCTGGGCACGTGAATGGGTTGACCAGGTAGCGGCGCTCGCCCTGGGCGTTGCAGAACATGGCGTTCATTGCATTGATGCGGTCCTTCACAGGCGGGTTGGCCGCTGGCGCGATGACTGTGAAACCGGACTGCTTGAGCATGGCAATGTCCGTCATGCTGGCGTTGACCGACTTGCGCGAATCTCCCGAGGCGTCCGGGTAGATCCTGATCTCGCATGTCTTCTCGAAGTCGTTGCCGTTGTGGCGCCAGTAGCGCTCCTTGATACGGCGAATCATGTCCGGCGTGTCGTAGCCATCCGTCAGCTCATCGACGGCCCTGGGCAACCCCTGGTCGCGCCTCACATGGGTGATCGCCGCCATCTTGCCGACGTTGAAGTCCATGCCGATGAACAGAGGCTCACCCGGCTGCACGGTGTCGAAACACTGATTCAGCTTTCGGTCGTAGGCGTGGTAGATCGATCCAGATGTCAGGTTGACGAACTGGCCGTTCAGGTAGGCCCTAATCAGTTGCTCCGGATAAGACTCCATCAGCGACGGGATGTAGTCATCCGGCAGGTTCAACTCGTTATCGAACGTGCTGGCCTGGACCAAGCCGTACATCTCGTTGAGCGCCGGCTTATCGCGAAGCTGCTTCACAAACTGCTGGAAGACGAACTTGAAGCCTTCCGGCGTAGTGGTGACGTCCACACCGTTCTTCAGGCCCGGCAGGTTGTAACGCATCCGGGCAATGATCTTGCGCCAGGCCTGCTGCGCCTTGATTGCGGTCAGCACGTCCAGCTCATCCACCAGGGCATGGCCGATCTTGAAGCCCACAATGGTCTGCGGCTTCTCCATCGACCGGCAGATCACAGTGCCGCGGTACTGTCGGCCGCTGTAGATGTGAACCTCGTGGTTCGCCTGGTTGATCTTGGTCTTCAGCCCCCAGTCATAGGCCACCTCATCCATAGTCGGATAGAAGATGTCCCGGATCTGCGGGTAAGTCGGCGCGAAGTAGCCAGCGTTGACGCCGGGCCACTCCATGAAGTGTTTGCTCAGCGCCGAGCATCCCACCCAGGTCTTTCCTGAGCCGAACCCGGCAACGAACGCACGGAATTTGTGGGGCAGCGTGAGGAACTGAGCCTGCGGTACGTTAAGGCTCGGCATTCGGCTTCCTCGCATCCACTACATCTACCTGAATGCGGGTCGGGATCGCCGGCTCGTCGTCCGGCTCATCCTTCCGAGCGCGGTTGACGTACATGTCACCGGTTTCTTTCGCCGCCTGCTCCAAGATCTGCATGGCCAGGACGATGTTCTTCATCGTCTCGGCCCTCTCCACAAAGCGGTTCATGGCGCGGAGCCGGAATGCTCTGTTGGCAATTGGGATCTCAGCAGTCTCTTCACGGAAACGCTTTCGGGTGTCGTGGAACAGCGTCTGCCACTTGGCGGCCAGGTTCACACCGGCGCGCTTCGTTGGGTCGTGCTGCTCGACCTGTTGCCGGGTTACATCAACATCAAATTCCTGCTTCACCGCTTGTGAGACTTGTGTGGGAGTGTCGAAACACGCCAAAGCCTGAACGATGAAGGCTTTCACATCGTTTTTCAGGGCTGCCATAGATTGTCTTCCGTCTCATGCCTGTCTCACATCAGGCCGACTTGAGCAGACAGGTTCCGCAGGCCCTCGCAATGTTCAATTTCCCCACCTCGGCAGGACTGTTTGCAGCATCCACCAACGCTTGAACGTCAGGGCTTGCGCCGTAGCGGCGAACCACACCGACGAACTCTTCGACGTCATGGCCTTGAAGCTTCAGCTTGGGGGCGCCGTCCTGGGTGAAGGCTGGTTGACCGTACTTATCTGTCGCCTGGGCGATGTGGTAGAGCTCGTGCTCAATCAGCGCGCAGAAGTCAGCGTCGGAACACTGCGAGCAGTAATCGGCAGCAAGGGTGATGATGAAGGCCGGCACATCGCCGAACCAATCACGCATCTGTTGCTCCATCCGGGCTTTCTGCCAACCACCAGCGCGGAACGCTACCTGTTCGGCTTGGCCCAGCACTGTGCGTCCTTGTTTCTCGAAGTTCGACGACGCCCACATGACCCGGATGTCTGCATCCAGTAGGTGGGCATGGTCTTCGTTGTGGATGCTTCCGGTGTCCGCAAAGATCTCGGCTTGGAGCCATTCCCATACCTCGGGGGCTGGAGTCAGACGAATCCCGAAGTCGGATAGGTCGGACAGCTCAACCAGTGACGCCGGAGGGTATGGCCTATCCATAAGTTACCTTGAGCTTGAAATAGTGGCGCGTTGCCGGTATTGATGGCGGCTTCAAAAAGTAAGGAAGCTAATCCTCATGCCACCCATCAAAATCAGCTCACTCTTCGTATGCCTTATGGGTGCTTCAGCACTCACCGGATGCGCTGTAGGCCCCCAGCCAACCTGGACGGACCTAGGCCCTGGTGGGATAGCCACCAAAAAAGGCCAAATCGCCTGCTATACAGACGCAAACATCATCGATGGCAAGCGATTGGAAGGCACATTGTGCGCAACACCTTCGTCCGGTTTCTTGAGCGATGGCGAGCCTACCGTGATCGCAAGGATGGGCTATGGGCAGAAATACACTCTGGAGCTCAGCAAGACGCTAGCGGGGTTTGAACTTCCATTCGGCGATAAGAAGGGAGTTCTGAAATGCAATCCTATGAAGACTGAGCCAGGCAAGACAATGCCTGAGAGCTTTTGCACACTTACGGTCAACGGCCAGAAATTGGTCAGCGCTAAAATACTTTTCGGCGGAATGTGACAATCATCCGTGCCGCACTCACCTGCGGCACACCTACCCCGCCCGTATTAATAGGCACGAATCGCCATACACTGGAGCCCTTTAAATCCGTGGTGTGCAGAGGAACTGCTATGAGTTGAGCTGAAAAAACTTACTGGGTGTAAGAATCTCTTTGAGAACCCATTCTCAAGGCACCACCCATGCAACAGTCCGTCCGAGCAATTATCTTCATCACCCTGCTACTGCTACCGACTTCAATTCACCATGACTCTGGTCTGTGTGTGGGGGTTTCCGTGCAACTCAGCGACAACTAAACCCTGAGGCAACCCAGCGGCCTTGGCCGCGTAAATTGCCTTGGCGATGGCGCTATCCAGATCGGTCAGGACTTTGTTGACGTCCTGGCTCATCGGGAGCGCGTGGTGCAGGTGGGTTACGTTGCTCATGCAGACCTCCCATTTCGCGCCACAATTTGGCGCATTCGAAAACGTGGCGCGGATTACTTAATCCGGCGCTCGACGCCACC